TTCTGCTTTTTTAAGTCGCTCTAACAACAATTGTTTCATTGGAGGCTCAATCATGTCAAGCAAGGACTCTTTGTCGATTACGCCAGCTTGGAACAATTCAAACGCCATTTTGCGGCTGTCTTCCATAAAGATGGGTGAATTTGAGTGGGCATCCACCTTCACCACAAAGTCACGGGTGAACTGGTCGGCAATGAATTTCAGGCCATGTGCGTCTGTGTAGTGGGTGTTATCGTAAACCTGCATACATTTCAGGTACAGGGTAGCCATCTTTTCTAGGCTGTCTTCGATAACAAGCGCACGTTTCTTGGCTCGGCTAGAACCCAGACGGGCAAGTTGGGAGGCGTGACCAGAAGAACGGACACCTGCTTCACCACGGCCTTGCAAGACGCTGACGATGCCAGATGCCTCTTCAAACATCAGGTCAACTTCACCAATCTCACGGAATAAATCAGGTGGAATAGTTGGTGCTAACTTCTCGACTTTAGCGTTTGGCATGTCGGTTGCTAGCAAGCCACCAGCACGGTTGAGAGCAAAGTTCTTCTCATCCAAAATTCCTGTAAAACCAATCAGGGCGGTAGGTGGGCTGACTTGTTTGGACAGCAAGTCCAAGATTTCCGTCATTCGTTTGTTGCGTAACTGCTGGAGGTAGACCAGACGCTGAACCTCGGACGCACCCCAGTAGTAGTCGTACAGGGGGTTGGGGCAGATTTGGATGAAAGGCAACTCACCTTTCAAGAACATGCTCTCGCCAGAACGGTCATAGATGATGACGTTGGGGTCGGCTTTGGTTACAACTTGGTAATCTTTGGTCTCGTCATTCCACACCCAGAGTTCAATCATCTCGATGGTGTCTTCGGAGACTTGGGCTTTGTAGGTGGGGTTTCCCGACAAGTCTAGGTTGACGTTACCGTACATGGTCGGGTTGGTTTGGGACAAAATGATGCGCTGGATGCCACTGGCAATCTCGGTACGCTCATGCTGCGAGGACATGACCCGTTTGACGATGGCATCTCTGTCTGGGTGGGAGTAGAGTCTGTCGAACAACTCGGACTTGGTGATGTAGTAGGAGTGGACAAGGGCTTCTTGCCTGTCAGTATAGGCACTGTCTTCACGCAATACGCCAATACAGGCGGGTTCCACCATGTAGGGGTGGATGCCGTTGTTGATAACGAGTTTGACAAAGGTTGAGTTGTAGCAAAGTGACCATGTGACTGCGGTTGAGAACACTTGGTCAGCGTTACTGTTAAGCCATTCGTCATTCAGGGCTTTGCTCAGAGTCGGAACCTTAATCTGTTCGTCTTCGGAGACAGCCGCACCCGTGTGGATAGAGAACTTGGTGGTTTCTGCTGAGTACAGGAACGAGGTCAGTTGGTCAATGTGGGGGTAAATCTTGTTGTAGATGGCGGGTACGTCATCAGGAGCGTTACCAAACAGGTAGTAGCTACGCAGGGATGAGTAATCGACTTTACGTTGCTCACGGCTGACGAGACATTTTTCTATCAAGTCGAGATAGAACTGTTCTCTAGCAATCGGCTCTTTAGGTATTCTCATTTTCTCACCTGTAAGTTTTCATGGTCTGCCATGTAGCTGGCGGCTCTTGGGCCTTGCAAGTCTCCCGCAGCTTTTGGATTTATGCCCACAGATTCTCCGTTAACAGACTTAAATTGTCCACCTAGCACGGATTTCATGCTGATATTTGACCCGCCACCCCAGATTACGGAGTCACCAGGGCGGGTTTGCTTCTGTTGTTGTTGGTTTTGGGCTTGCATAGCGTCTGTAGCCTCGGCAAACTGCTTGTCTGTCAGCTTATTCTTACGTTTCATGTAGCCAGTCTGGTGTTCACCAGCTTTTGTGGACTTGATGTCCGTCATGTCGTACTCAATAGCCAGTTGTTTCAGGTTATTGTCGGTTGCAGACGTTTTTGGTGACCTTGTGCCCACAGGTTTGAGGTGAACTACGGATAATTCCCCTTTGCAGTTCTTCATGGGACACTGAGGCTCCCATGCTTCAAAAATACCGTGGTTTGTGCAGTAATAGTCTCTCAAAATACCCATTTTTACCCCCTTAGTGCTTCGTCAAGTGAAATTTCGCTGTAATCGTGCCTGTTTGTCATCCCAACCTTGATTTTTATGCCATCAGAAGTGACTTGTAACCCCATTTTTGGCATGTAAACGGGCTGAGATTCTTTCCTGTAGTCCACATAGCGGGTGTTATCCCGCCTTTTCATAATCTTCACATTCCCTGCTTTCCACTGTTGGTAGGCTTTACTGACCCTTGTTTGCACTCTGGCGGTCAGTGGTTCTGTGTTGTAGATGAAAACATCGTGGAAATGACCGTGACTTATGCCTGCAAGTTCGCAGAAAAGGGCGATAGAGATGCCTCTTTCCTTGTCAGCGTAGAACCGCTGCATGTGTTGGGTGAGTTCACGCTTGGATAGAGGGGTCATATTTGTACTCCGCTGTGTAGCCTTGGCTTTCCATCCAAGTCATAAACTTCATTTCACCGTGGCTGAAACGGGGGTCGGCAGGGACAACGATGTGGTTATCCGTCACCAGCTTCCTTGTCTGGGCATGGTGACCCAACAAAGTCCCGAAATCAAAGTCATCTTCGTGGAAACCAAGCCCGACATACTCCATGCTGAAATGTTTGGCAATGTCGATAGGGCAATACTTGTAGCCGTAGCCTTCAAGGACGGGCTTTAGGATGGCAGACAATTGAGCATCCTCGTTCCACCCGTGTATCTCGTTGCTGTTCAGGTGCATGATGCCGTGCTTGTTACAGGCTTCTAGGAACCGCTTGCTACGTAGGGAAAACCCACCATTCTGAACAACGCTTACAGGCTCTGTGGCTTGAGTCCACGCAAACTTTAGGTACAGATGACCGTCACCAAAAGCGCAGTGTGATGGTGCGCCTATGTAGTCATAGTCATAGTATTCAGGTTTGAAGTTATTGCCGTTAAGCACCCAACCGTCATCTTGGACAATCAGGCAGAAGTCTGTTTCTATATACGAATACAGGCTGTGCATGGTGAACAGGGAATACCCTAAGTAATCTATAGGGTGGCAACGCTTCCACTCTACGCCTTCTGGCATGTTCTCTGGCTTTTCGACAGAGATGAGCAACCCACGGCTACCTGGCAACTCCCGCACAGACCTGACGATGGAGGGCAGGGCAGAGGCTCCGTTGTTGTGTCCGTAGATAGACACGATTGTGAGTTGGCTGTGGTTCATTGTCCGTACATTCCGATTCTTTTGAGGTAGTCACTGACGTTTCTACCTACAGCGATTTGTTCAGGGCTGTAGGATTCTTGAGCTTCACTGACATGTCGTGACAGTTTGTGGGCTATCAAGCGAGGCTGAATCTGTTCGGCATAAGCAACGGCAGCAAGGGCAGAGGCAATCACACGGTCATCTTTACCACGACCAGGTGCTCCCAAGAAACCACCTTCTCGCACGATACCTTTCATTTCCTCTAGGGTATCCATGCTGAGAATGCCCATCATGCCCCGCTCAAAATAGTCTTTCATGTATTGCAACATGCGTTCTTTGCTGTTGGCAGTGGTCAGGTATCCAATACTGTTGGAGAGGCCTCCAAGGGTGTCGTTACGCCTCCAGATGTAGTTGGTCATGCTACCCAGTACATCCATCAAGTCCCGCCCTGTAGCCCCGCCCATAGAGGTTGCCAAGCGTTTCAAGTTCCGCAACTCGTTAATCACGGCCTGACCTGGCCCGTTAACTTCAAGGTTAAGGGTTGAGTTCTTGTATGCGCCAGCAAGGTGGGCGATAACCCACGCAAACTGGTAGGTGTTTAATTCCGAGGTGGCAAACTCAGCAACTTGGTCAAGCCCATCTGCGTAGCATCTGTAGACTTGGATACAGAATCTATCTGCCCAATCAGAACTACCATAAGCGGGGTCAGCACCAATAACGTAGTAAGCAGAATCAATAGGCTCTTCCCATACCTTGAGAGTACCGAGTCTTTCAGTAGATTTAAGAACCTCTGTATCTTGGAAGAGTTGTCCGAAAGCATATCTGTAGTAATCACATTCTGTAGTCTTGCTCTTCTTGGCGGCTTCCGTACACCGTGTGTGTGAGAAGAAGGAGGAGCCTGTCATCACAAAGGCATAGTCTTCAGTGGGTGGAAACTCTTGATACATCAGGGCATCATCCTTGATACCTTCTGCCATCTTCCACCGCCACCAAGCCATCTGCCGAGAGTTAATCTCAAAACCGTAGAGCTTCTTAATATCCTTGTGCCACTCTTTCTCTTCCCCTGTTAACTTCCCATCCCAGTACACCTTGTAAATGTTGGAGTCAGCGGGAACTTGGTAGTACTCATTACGCCACCATCCACAGAAGATGGCACGTTGTGTCTTTGCTCGTTTGGCAGTCTTATACATGTCGTGGAACATGTTGAAGCCTTGAGCCGTACTCTCAAACATGTACAACCGTTCTGAGTTCTTTTCAGCAAGAGAGGCAATCAGGGAGGCAAGACCTTCTTCGTTACCCCACGATGCTGTCTCAGTCCCGTGTAGGTAAGTGATAGCTTTGCCCTGCCCCAGACGAGACTTATTTCCCGCAATTTGGTAGAAGAGCCTCGACCTGTTCTTGAGAACCATCTGGTTTCTGTTGTGGGCAACAAGCGGAATCTTGTACTCTTTGGGTAAACCTTCCATGTACATAGCAAGAGTACTTCTGAACATGTCCCTGTTCTCTTCTGTATCTGCCACCAACGTGCCTTGCCATCCAGGGTGGGTGAACTGCCAGTAGAGGTCAAGTGCCAAGGAAATAGTGGTGATACCAAGCTGACGGCCTTTAAGGATGACAAAGAAGTGGATGTCATTGTCTAGCCCCTTTTGTATCTCTTCCATGACATAAGTCTGAGTCCCCAGAAGGTTACCCATCTTTTTCAAGCCCTCTTCCTTTGTCTCAATCTTGAGTTCAGAACAGAACTTATAAAACTTCTTCAGGTCAAAGTTCATGCTTGTGCATCTTTTTGTGAAAGGATGGGAGAGATAGCTACAGGCCACTCTATGTTGTATTTATCCCAACCAAACACTTGTTCTTTGCTCGGCTCATACGGGGCATCTACGATGTATTGCACGACAGCATGGTCTGTCAGTACCAAGTACCCATGTGCATACTGTGGAGGTATCAGCAAGGCTTTAGAGTCATCCAACTCAATCCCAAACCACTTACCAGTCTCAGGCTCCAACACAACATCAAATATACGTCCCACAACAGGCATGACAAACTTTGTCTGGTCTTGGTAGTGCATACCACGCAACACCCCAAACTTGGATGCCGCCACATTCAACTGTCTGTAGTCACCACGCATCTCATGTTTAGAGTTCCACATCTCTAGAAAATGACCACGGGTATCCAAATACTTGTAGTTGCTGATTACTTTCACACCAGACAGAATTTCACCTTTATGTTGCATCTACATTTCCTCTAGATTCCAGTTAAGAATGTCGCCAGCAATACGCTTGTTCTTGGCACACGCTATCAATTCCTTGTAATGTGTGGGCGAATACTTCTCTTTCCATTCCGCAGCTAACTTAATCTTCTGCTTCTTGTTAGTGCAAGACAAGGCTCTGAACATCTCTTGCTGAAACCGAATACGACTCTCCCGTAACGCCATCCTCGTATCCAACCCTATATCCATATTCCACAGCCTTCTCAACACTTATAGCCATCATGACCATCATCTGCTCCGTACGGGCAAGCTTAGTCATCAGGTCTGCATACGCATCCCGTAACTCATCCTCACCCATCCAGAACACTTCATTCATTCTTCGTATCCAACCCATTTAAACAAACAAACATACATGTGCGTTTCCCACCTCATCAGAGGTTCATATTGAGACCACTTAAAACAACGCTCTGCTTGCAAGAGCCAGTAACGCTTGCTCACACCGTTCTCCACACCCGCACCTGCTCACCCTCTGTCTTCGCAGTAAACACCCTACCCAACCGCTTACCAGCCCTGTAATTGGCATTCAGCACCTTAGCCCTTGCCTCTAGCGGCACACAGAAGCTATCCCCCACATCCATCTCCTCATACGGGTAGGCATACACCACACGAGGCTTAGGCATCTGTACTCCACTCTCCAGCACTAACTCTGTAATCATATTAACCCCTCTACTGATAACTCCATAGTATAGATAAAAAAAGGGTTAGTCAACAGACCAACCCCAAAGCAACTGCAATCACAGTCTACATGGATTTATGGATTTTCATGTGATGTTCCTTGCAAAGCCAAACAACATCTAACGGACGAGAGTAATCAGGATGGTGGCCCTGAACCTCAATCTCCCCGCAAAACTGACAAGCAGTCTTAACCAGCTTCCCAGTCCTCAACGCATACTTGACCGCATCTTTAACCTTCTGCCTATCCTTATTCTTCTTCAGCCAAGCAGCCTTCACCTTGGTCATATACCCAGGATTAGCCTCATTCCAAGCCTTCCTGTACGCAACCATGTCATCAGTCTTCTTCTTCCAATCAGGAGGCCTAGACGCATTTAAACGCTCTCTGCGGTTCCTTTGATAGTCAGCCAAACAAACCCTACACCTGTACGTCAAACCATCGCTAGAAGCCCTGTTAACCGCAAACTCAGACTCCTCCTTGCGCTTGCCACAACCAGAACACTCTTTCATAACAAATCCTCCCGCAAAAAGAATATCGCTATTCACGGAAAAAAACAACCGTAATCTTAAAATTTAATTTGGGGGGGCGAGAAGTGGGGTGCACGCCTTTTCAGACCCTCAAACCCATTCATGCGGGCAAGCGAGATGTAACGAGCTAACGCAAAAGCATAGTCAACCCATGCCCAAAATCTAAAGAGTGACTGAGAGAGACTAGGGGAATATTATGTTAACCGACGGGGGAGATGTGATAACCCCCTTGCAACCCCTAAAGTTGTCCAGGCTAACGTATAGATACACTATCTACTAAACACAATATATATATGTTAGTTAGTCTATAGTCTAACACTAGACTAGACACAGGGGGAATAGAATAAAGTACTAGGGGAAAGTACTTACAAAATAATTGTAGATAAGCTATTGACAATCACAGTACTAGCTTTATAATTTAATCACTGTCTAATCATAGACAGCAACAAAAGAGAGGTAAGTTACCATGTCAATCTATAAAGCACGTATTTCAACGTCAATCGATAACCTGAATATTCTCACTAAAGAATGCGGGTTAGATTCTAGATTTTTAACTTCACCTGCTATCTGTAAAGATACAAGCGAAGTAGTAGGTAAACAGCAAGATATTATGTTGTTTATTGGTTTTCTAGCTAACTATGAACATTTTTACGGGTTAGAACACGTTAGCAAAGTCTAAAGCCTAGCGTATAGCCTAGCTAGTCTAGGCTATGCGATATGCTGTAGCGTATCAATCAATCAACACACACAAAAGAGGTTAGTAACCATGCAAGTTATACCGATTCATGTATTAAACAAAGTACAGGCTAAACAGGTAGCGGGTAGCGTAACCAGCACATCTAAGATGCCATGCAATAGCTACAGTTTACCTACAGTGGCATGCATTACAGGGTTCAAAATGTCTAAAGTAGCTGGCAGCATATGCAGTACATGCTATGCGAACAAGGGTAACTATGTTCAATATGCGAACAATATTGAACCAGCACAGCATGCACGTTTAGACAGTTTAACGAGTGAATTGTGGGTCTCTGCTATGGTGGCGCATATCGGAAAAGACAGCTATTTTCGGTGGCATGACAGTGGTGATTTACAGGGTTTATGGCATCTTGAAAAGATAGCACAGGTAGCTATTGAAACCCCTAATTGCATGCATTGGCTGCCTACACGTGAGTATTCTATGGTTAAGCAGTACATAGCTAAACATGGACAGCTACCAGCTAACTTGATTGTCAGATTATCGGCTATGTACGTAGACAAGCCTGTAACCATACCAGCTAGCCTACAGAATCAAGCTAACGTAGCTGTCTCTAACGTGCATACATCAACACCAATTGGTCATGAGTGCAATGCACCTAAACAAGGGGGGAAATGCCTAGACTGTCGTGCATGCTGGTCTAACAATCCTGTGAGCTACAAAATCCATTAAACAAGGGGGATAACATGGTCAAAATTGTATATAACAAGCTACTTGGTGCATGGTACATAGTAAGGGGGCAGCATCAAACCCCTATAGGGGGCAGATTTGAGTCTAAACAGGCAGCACAGGCTTGGTTAGCTAGGGATAGATAGCAGCTAGCCTATAGCCTATTCTGTAGGCTATGGGATATCTACTGTAGATATCGATTCATAAACACACACAAGAGGCATAGTATGCAAAAAACGATGTTAGCCAAGTATTCAGGCACGTGCGCTATCAGTGGTGCACGTATAAACCCTGGGGATGAAATAGTCTATGACACTGTCGCAAAACGGGCATTCATAGCTGAGACTGGGGACTGCCAAGTAGATAGCAGCTATCTTGCAGCCCGTACCCGTACCCCTAAAAAGTACATTTCGGACGTTTAGAACGTAGGGGGCAGAGAGTACTACAGGAATAAGCAGGGATTGTGCATAGATGCCCCATGCTGTGGCTGCTGTACTGTTTGAAGGAAATAGCCCCCATGCATACCTACAAATTAAACACTGGGGTACACGTGCTAGCCCGTCCGTTAAAAGATGGCAGCCTGTACCCGTACACATACATAAACCGCACCCAAGCAGAGAATGCAGCCCGTAAACATGATGGTGAGGTTTATCAAAGCCACTGGACTAGACGGGTTTTCTATGTAACCCCTAAACAGGATATAGCCCCATGACACATGAACAAGCATTCACAAAAGCCCTAGTTCTAGCCATCACTGCCCCTAATGGCAGGGAAGATGATGCCCTAGACCTTGTTTACCAACTGTCAGGGGGTTTAAGCCCACAACAGGTAGAAGCCTGTAAAGCCCAAGCTATGCAACAACTGGAGATGACACATGAATGAATTTGACTATGAAATAAACCCCACCATGATGGAAGAGGATGGATGGGTTAAGTGTGAAGAATCCACCGCTGACCAGTGGTCAGTATATGAACGCCCCATTCAGCCAGACGAAACAGGGGCAAGGCTTGCCGTGTGGGTTGCAGACTTTGCCCGTAAAGAAGATGCCCTAGCTTTTGTGGAGTTACTGTCACATGATTAAATTCAAGCCTGAGTCCCTGAACGACACCATCCGCAAGTACCCCCGCACCCTGTCGGAGGCCTTCCCCTCTGCCCCCGAATGGCAGGAAAAGCCCCCTTTGCATGACAAGGTGTTGGCCTATATTGCCATGTTTGTGGCAGGGTATTTGACAGCCCTTTTGGTTTTCAGTTAGTATTCGCCCGTTGCCGTAGGAAGCAGCAAATGAAAGCCGTTACACATGCCCTTGCCCTTGGTCTTTACCTATGGGTTCCTACCGAGGGCAGTTGTAACGGTTTTTTTTATGCCCCTACGTCAACCGTACCCCACACGATAGCAAGTGCCCCTGACTGTGGCAGCGTGGGAGGAAAGCGGTTCAGCTTGACCCAAGGGGGACGGCTGCACGAGGGTTCTGCCCCAAGTGATAAACAGACATGTAGGTTGATAGTCGATTGTTGCAGAGACAAATTCTCTGGTCTGATAAATAAAGCAGCAGAACTGTATACGGGCAGTAGCCCCATACAGGACAGCCCCAAGGCTGAAAGTAGGACATTGACTAATCATCATCCCTACCGTAGCCCTTGTATTGCCCAAAGGAAACACATGAACAAACAAGAAGCTAACCAACTTCTAGATGAGGTCAGGGTTGGTAAGCCCCATCCTGCAAGACTTGTTGACCTAGCCCTACTCACAACTGGAGACTTACATGGAAAACTTTACGACTTGGATACTTACCTTAACCACAGGTTTGCTGGTAGGTTTAGCCCCACTTAT